ATCTATTATTCAGCCGATAACATCTGGATCATCGGTCGTCAACAAGATAAGGACGACAAGGAACTGCTCGGCTACCACTTTGTTATTAACATCGAGAAGTCTCGCTATCTGAAGGAAAAGTCTAAGATCCCTATCACAGTGAGCTTCGACTCCGGTATCAACAAGTGGTCCGGTCTGCTCGACTTGGCTCTTGAGGGTAAGTTCATCACTAAGCCTAAGCTGGGTTGGTACGCTCGAGTTGATCAAGAGACTGGCGAGATCATGGGTAAAAACTATCGTGCAGGCGACATCGTAGATAATAATGATTTTTGGAAGTCGGTATTCGAAGAAACCAATTTCGCTGAGTGGATCAAGAACAAGTACATATTGCCAGTTGGGGAGATAATGGCTGATGACACCGAAGAAAACAACGAATGATGTAATTGTATCATTGTATAGTGATGACCTGAGTTTGATGGCTCAGGTCATGACCGAGGATGAAAAGCTATACGTTGATTTTTATAAAGACGATGTTCTTATAGACTCACGTGAAGCCACAAGTCACAGCGTTCAATATGCACATGATATTGCTGAGAACTACACTCTTGGCGTCCTTCGCATTGACAAAAATACATGGAGAGTAGATGTTTGAGCAAATAATATTCGGGAACCTAGTTCATCGCGAGGACTATGGTAGAAAGGTCATTCCCTTCCTAAAGAAAGATTATTTCCAAGACTACAATGACAAAGTTCTGTTTGAGATTATTGAAGAATATGTAACAAAGTACAATCGCTTTCCAACCAAGGAGGCACTTGCTATTGATCTGTCAAACGTCAAAGGTATTAATGACGAGCAGGTCAAGATTATCAACAAGAACATTGAGGATCTGAATCATGATCCCAAGACCGAGCTAGACTGGATTGTTGATAAGACCGAGAAGTTTGTTCAGGAACGTGCTGTCTATAATGCGATTATGCAGTCGATTCAGATCCTTGATAATAAGGATGCAAAGAATAGCAAGGGCAGTATCCCGCAGATCCTGTCTGACGCTCTTGGTGTTAGTTTTGATACCAACATCGGTCACAACTTCCTTGACGATGCTGATTCTCGTTACGAGTTCTATCATCGTAAGGAAATAAAGGTTCCTTTCAATCTAGATTACTTCAATCGTATCACTAAGGGTGGTTTGCCCAACAAGACTTTGAACATCGCGCTCGCGGGCACGGGTGTAGGTAAGTCTCTGTTCATGTGCCATTGCGCGGCTGGTAATTTGCTTGATGGTAAAAACGTTCTCTACATCACCATGGAAATGGCTGAGGAACGTATCGCCGAACGTATCGATGCTAATCTGTTGAATGTCACAATGGATGAGCTCGGTGAGATGAATAAGGAAACCTATGACCGTAAGCTTGCTAAAGTCAGAAACAAAACTTCCGGTAAACTGATCATCAAAGAGTATCCGACTGCTTCTGCTGGCTCTGCTAACTTTCGACATCTGATCAATGAATTGAAGTTGAAGAAGAACTTCACTCCTGAAGTAATCTACATTGACTATCTGAACATTTGCTCTTCATCTCGTATGAAGTATGGTAACAATATCAACTCCTACATGTATATCAAGGCGATTGCTGAAGAACTTCGTGGTCTGGCTGTTGAGTTTGATGTTCCTATTGTTTCGGCTACTCAGACTACAAGGTCCGGCTTCGGTAACAGCGACGTTGGACTTGAGGATACTTCAGAATCGTTCGGTTTACCGGCTACGGCTGACTTCATGTTTGCTTTGATAACGTCTGAAGAGTTAGAAGGTCTCGGTCAGATCCTGGTCAAACAGTTGAAGAACCGATACAATGATCTAGCAGCTTATCGTAGGTTCGTTGTCGGTATCGATCGCGCGAAGATGAAGCTGTACGATGTTGAACAAGATGCTCAGGAGGGTTTGGTTGACGATAAGCCAGTAATGGATAAAACTAATTTCGGTGAAAGAGACAGCGACTTCAATAAGAAGAAGCAAAAGTTCAACAAGAAAGACTTTGAAGGATTTGCGTGATGAAGAACTACAGCGTCAAGAGACTTGATACTGATCCCGGCAATGGAGAGCATTTCGGTATCTTCGAGCATCAAACTGAGCAAGTGATTATGCAATGTAAAGATCAGTTTCATGCTCAGGTTGTGAAGACCAAGCTGAACAACGGAGCTGGTTTTGATGGCTGGACCCCAGCCTTTATGGTTCAAAATATTTTTTCAAAGAGGCTGTAAAAAGTTGATTTTATAACTAAATAAAATCACGAAGCGGCATTATGCGAATCTAGACGCAATGAGGCACAGGGGATAACCGATAGGAACAGTCGAGAGCACGGTGGGGTTCCGCTCGACATTGCTGCTTAAAAGGGGTTGGGCGAAAGTCCAACCCCATTTCTTTTATAAATAGTATGAAAAACTTGGAGACCACGATGAAGTCTTTTACAGATTTCCTAACTGAAGGAAGAAGCAACGTCTTTCATGTTTTTGATATGGATGAAACTCTGGTCGCCCACGACCCAAAGCATCTAAAAGTTCATATCAGAGACGCACGTGGTAAACTCCTAAAGAGCTTAACCAACCAAGAGTTCAACAAGTATAAGCTGAAGCCAGGCGAGCATTACGACTTCAAAGACTTTAGATCCGCCAACGTTCTCGCCAAATCTGCACACCCAATCCAGCCAATGATCAACAGATTGAACAGACTCAAGAGACGTGGATTCAAAACTGAGATTGTCACGGCACGTTCTGATCTTGATGATAAGCAAAAAGTAAGAAAGATTTTGAAGAAGTTCGGCGTCGACATCAAGACCACTCATATGAGAAGAGCTGGTAACATTGAGGGAACATCAACAGGCGATAGAAAACGCAAGGTTATTTCGGATCTGATCAAAAAGCATCGTTACAAAGAAGTTCATTTGTATGACGATGACGTCGGTAATCATACACATTTCGCCAAATTGAAGCAAGATCACCCAGGAGTTCGTTTAGTTTCTCATATCGTTCGACACAATGAGCGTACCAAGAGAACAAATACAGTAACGATTAGACACTAAAAATGGCAACGGCAAGTAACATTTTTAATGATATCACAAAAACTTTATCTCCTGACATGGTCTCGGTTAAGAACAAAGACATTCTTGTAAAATCTAAAAATCGCGAAGACTCGAAAAAAAAACTTGAAAAATTTCTAAAGACTAAGAAAATTCCATTCAAAAGCATATTTAAAAAGTCTAAGTCAAGTTCTCTAGATGTTATCTTTATACCTGAAATCGATGCTGATGTTATCTTCAAGCCAATCATTCAGAAAGGCGCAGGCGGTTTGGGGTTTGAGAAAGAATTGAAAGTTGATTTAGAAAATTATTTTAATGGAGAGGAAATCCAAAACTTAAAACACAAAACTGTTGTAGCTGCTCTTCAAAAAGAACTTAAGATCACACCAACTAATGATTATAGCGTGACTCACGAAGGAGCGTTTAACAAAAGAAGAGAAATACAGTTTAACGGAAACAAGGTTGTAATAAGCAATTCTAAAGGCGACACGCTAACTGACATCACTGTTCAAAAATCGTCGGGAGAGAAGATGTTTCTTTCTCTGAAACTCGGTAGCACTTACTATGTCGTTTCCGCTTCGATTTACAAGTACTTTTTAGACAAAAGAACTCAAGTTGGGATAAACAAGTACTTCGGTTTCGATGGCTCTAAAATGGGCGGATTCGGCGAAGAGTACGTTTGTAAAACCCCCAAACCTAATTATTCAAAAGTGTCACAAGACTTAGCAGAACTTTTGTCGCAAGCAGTTGGCACAAACGTCGTTTTGGTTCATAAGAAAACAGACAGTGACGTTTTGGTTAAAAATGTTGGCTCGACTAATAAGGTTACTGTTACTGGATTATCAGCCTATTCTTATGTTTATCCCGAGCCTGGAGTTCGTAAATACGCAAACATTAAAGCCAACGCAATGATAAACGGCGCAAATTACAAAATCAATTTCCAATTCCGTGGAACTACAGCTGCGGACGTTGGACCTAAATATCTCAGAATATTACTGGAAAGGCTTTAATGTGTGTCAAACACACATTTACCCGAAATCTAAAGGATAAAAAATGTTTACACTCAAGCAGTTTATTTTGACAGAAGGCATTCGTCAAGGTTTACCTCATATTCATTCGATGGACCACGAACAGTTTTCGAATTTGATTGCGGATAAGAAAGTCCACGTTGCTCACGCAACTGAAAAAACTGATGGCGCCACACACAAATTCGGTCATGATGAGCACGGGTTTTACACACAAAGTTCTGGTTCTGGTAATGATAAAATGCGCTCAAAACAAGATTATGAAAATAGAGCAAGACGCAGAGCGACAGAAACTGGTAAACCTCTCGACTTGACTGCAGCTCACGCATTCGGTCATGCTCATGAAGTGTTACAAAAAAATTCACATCTACAAGCCTACCTGAAGCGCAAAGCTGCTAAATCTGGCGGCGAAACATCAGTTAAGGGTGAATTGTTTCACAAAGGATTATCAAGACCCTCTGAAGATAAAAAGGGCGAAATCAAATTTGTGGGAACATCATATGATCCTTCGCACATGGGACATACTGGTAAGATTGTCATACACTCAAAGTTGCCCGAAAATCAAGGACATGATACCGAGCATTTCAAGAGAGAGTTTTCCGACGAACATATCAACTTTGATGATGATAAAGTGGATCACAAACCTTCGCATGTTGATGTTAGTGATGAGCATAAAGATTTTCACAACCTTAATCACGATTTGTTAAAGTCAAGAACCACGTCAAAAAACAAGGCTGACAAAGAAGCTGAAACCGCTAAATTCGACGTGATTAAAAAGAGAGTTTCCGAAAAAGTTGATCAACATGTAAGTAAATTAGGTCTAAGACCTAAGTGGGGTAGCGGCACAGAAGGTATTGTTGTTCATCCTCGCGCTGGTTCGCGCTCGCCTCGTTTTAAAGTAACGTCTGCGTCTTTCAGAGATTATAAGGCTGATCCTACGAATAAAGAAAAGTTTAAGAGCAGAGGAGCGAGTTAAAGATGCTAAAGTTCAATAACTTCAACGGGATTTCGCTTCTCTCAGAGGGTGGTAATATCAAAGTAAAGAATGCTGCTGGTGAAATGGTTTCTGCTGAACCTTTCAAGGTTAAAGATCGTGGTCGACAAAGTAAAGACATTCACGATGCATTGAAATCAATTCACGATTCTTATCATGCTGAAACAAAACATCATCTGTTTGGTAAAAACGCTTCTGGTCTGACCTCGGGTTCTGTTTATGCAGGAACGACTAAGCATTTCATGAACGCTCATATTCCTGATCACGAGTTCAAGAAACATAAACCGACTGTCGGTGATATCGACGCTCAGATTCCTATGGAACATAAAGATCACCTCGCTACATTTTTGAAACCAGGCGACCGTCACGGCAAATATACTGTAGTCGGCACAAAAAAACATGGAACAGAAACTTCTGCTGTCATGCGCCATGATAACGGCGAGCACCATCAGTTTGATCTAGAAGGTACACATCATTATCAAGGAACTGGACCTCATAAAGATGAACAATTCCTTCATAGCGCGCACTGGGATGATACAAAATCAGGTATCAGCGGTGCCCATCACAAGATACTGATTAACTCTACTGGGCTTGACAAACATAAGTTTTCAATCACTCATGGTTTGCGTTCAAGAACTGATGAAACTGATCCTGGCACAAAATCTCCAAAGGAAATAGCGCACAAGTTATTCGGAAAGGGTGCAGACGAAAATGATACGCACTCATTCAAGGGTGTTACTCAGCTCATCAAGAGGCACGTTCATCCTTCGCAGCACCAAGCAATTTATGACAAGTTTAAGTCTGGGTTGGTTTCCATCAAAGGAAAAGATCACAAAGCTGCGTTAGATCATCTTCGTCAGCATTTGAATGTGAAAGATGATATCAAGGAATCTGTAAGTGAAAAAACTCACCACACGTCAGTGGTTCCAATGGTTGGGTTCAGTCCGATTTCGCATATGGGTCATGCTAAAGACTTGGGTGGAACTTTGTCAAAACTGCCTGGTACGAAACACATTGGTATAAGTTCAAAAGCGGATTTGTTTAGTCCAAAAGAGCGTGGTGATATTTTAAAAAAGCAATGGGGTGATAAAGAAACTTCCGCGCACGTTGTCGCGGGCGCGGGCGAAACAATAAGAAAGGCGCACGATTCTTTACCTAAGCATGGAAAAAAAGTGCTTCATCTCCTTGTTGGTTCTGATAGAAAAGAACTTGCTACGGGATTGAAGAAGTCATTAGAGCAAGGTAAATTGAAAGAGATGGAAGGTCGTCATTTCGACGAGATTCACCTTCATACTCCTGAAGACTCTGATCGTTCGCATGGTATGAGTGGAACAAAAATGCGACAAGCAGCAGCAGATGGAAACGAAGATGAATTTCACAAGCATGTTGGCAAAATGTTTTCAAGAGCCGAGTCTAACCATATTATGGGGCGTGTAAAATCTGGTCTCAGCAGTGGTGCAATAAAGGTCAAAAGACCTGAGCCAAAGAAAAAAATTGTAAAAGAAGAAGCAAACATTCTACAACACCAATATGTTTTGAACAAAGTTTTGAAGTGTTGGATATAAAAGGCAAAATAAGATGCAACGCATTCAACTTGACGAAGTGAACCTCAGAACTGATATCTCTAAAAAAGCTGTAGGTTTCGTTAATAAAAAGTTTCTAAAGAAACCTATTGAAAAAATTCAAGCGAATTTCAACCAAGTCGCTAGGAAAAAACTCAAGCATCATTCCACTATGGAAGACGGCAGGCACGTTTACCATGGTATAGATGAGAATGGACATCATCACTTCATGACGACAAATCACGAAGGAAAAGTTGATTCTTCAGTTACAGCTATCAAAAAAGGTAAAGCCCATGACATTGACATGGCTGTTGCTGTTCCTGGCGCTGGGGTTCATAAGTTGTATCATCATTTGATAACGAAACACGATCATATACTAACTTCAACTGAGCAATCTCCCGGTGGTCACGCTATCTGGAAAAAGATGAGAAAGATGGGTGGAATCAACATACATGGTTTCCACAAAAAGTCTGGCAAAGGCGAACACATTGACATCGTCAAACATCCTGAAGACAGCCACGTTAGCAACAAAGAACTGTCTTCATTCTTAAATTCTAAAGGTGGTACAAGGCAGCAACGTAAAACTGAATACGCTCACCTAAAGAAACAACAAAATATGGCATTAGTCGCACACAAAGATTCAAAAGTGAGACCTATGAAAGAAGGTATCGCTTTTACAGTGCTAAGTGTCATCAGAGAATCCTTGGAGAAATAAGACGGCGCAGCTTAGAAAAGACAGACAAGAAATACCCACCTGATGGTAAAACTATCTTTTAGGTAGTTGTTTTTATAAATAGTGAAAAGAGGATACCAATGAAACAAACACCCAAAGATACAGAAACAAAATTACCAAAAAAGTATGTTTCTGGTTTGTCTAGCGCGATTGCTAAGGCAAGAAAATCACATTG